TGTTTTGTATTGTTCGATCATTGCTCTAGAGATCCATACAGGGTTGCCTTTAATGTAAGGCTTTCCATTTCGTTCTCCTACCGGTAGGTGTTCGAGCATTGCATATTTTATAAGAAGGTTTTTGAATCTTCCGTTGTCCGAGACTCCGTCAAGACAATTAATAAAAATTAGTATTAATTCTTTCGTGGATAGTTGTGCTCTTAAGATGCTTGCGTATTTTTTCTTCTGGGTGGGCGTGAGAACAGAATCTTCGTATTTGTCTATCAGTTTTAGAGCTTGATATAGATTTCGGAAGTAATGTCCAAGAATATGGTTATGTGTCTCTTGGAATGATGTGTAATTTTCAATGGTTTTCTCTGGTGATCTATGTTGATATGAAATGTATTCGATTACTTTTTGAAATACCTCTCTGCCTTGGACTGAGGTGTCAGCTTGTACTTCTTCAGTACCATATGCCTTTTGAACTGTATTGAATTTTATATATTGATCGTCAATTAGTGCTAAGTCGACTTTGAGGTTTTCAACTATTTTATGATGTAGGTCTACAATGTTGAAGAATGTATTCTCGACAGCTTGGGTACTAAGTGCTTCGGCGGTTTTTTTGTACTCTGTCCTTGCTAGCGAGAGTTCGTGCCGCTGAATTACTACTGTGACTATGAGGCAGAAAAATGTTAAAAATGTCAGTAGGGGGTTGAGCACGCCGCCAAAGAAGTCGCCGAATGGACCTGCTTTATCAGTGCCAAGTCCAAAAACCAAGAATATGTCAAGGATTAGTAAGAATACAATTATTATTCCGGCGGTAATTAATAGTTTGAATAAGAGGCTTGGAAGTGTGTCATCTTTTTCTTTGTCTGTTTCTTTAGATAATGTTTCGTAAAATTTTTGCTGGGTTCGTTGAAGTGGAGATTGCTTGCTCATGAGTTCCCTTCATGTTTGAGTTGTGTTGTGTTTTTTATAGATCGGAAATTTTCCATCTGGCCCTTCCGCAAATACTCCATTCTTCACTCATGCGTATGATTCGCTCAGGCCAATCAGGATTCAGAGCATAAAGATACTGTTCGCCCCCTTCCTGCTTTAATTGTTTGAGTGTTGCAAACTGATCTCTAGTCCTTTTTGCAGCTACAAAGTGACCTGGTAACGCTTCAAGTGAGGGGTCAATAACAATTTTATCGCCTTCTACGAACTTTGGTTCCATGCTCATACCCTCGACTCTAAGAATGAATGCTTTGGGTCCTACTGGCCCTGGAGCGTCGATCCATTCTTCAGCATCACGGGGGTCGAAATGTGTCTCGGACTCGCACCAAGCCCCGGCGGCGATTGACCCCATAACCGGCAATTTACGTCCTGTGTGGCTCAGAACTGTTGCGTTGTTGAACTGATCAAATCCATAGGGCATATCGAGATAACCGTCGTGAAGACTTAGCGCGGTTTCTAACTCCCTAGCTATCTGGTCACCAATTCCTTTGGTCGGGTTTTTTCCCCCAAAAGCGCTCACTTGAGCTGGCGCTTTGCCCAGAAGGTCTGCGATATCGGTCAGGCGGAGCTTTTTCTCAGCCATGATCCTTCTAAAATTCTGTAGTCGGGTATCTGATATTTTCATCGCTTGATTGTTGCTTCATTAACCTCTGAGGTGAATGTCCATCTGGGTGTTGCAATAGTTAACCTCAAAGGTTAATGTTGTGTCGGAGGTACACCACATGAAGCTACGTGACTACATAGATGGATTGGACTCGGAGGAGCTTTTGGCTTATGCAGGGCGTTGCAAGATTGCAGTGAGCTACCTTCGTTTGCATGTGAAATATGCGAGCAAAGACCCCAGTGTCTCTTTGATCAAGGCATTGACACGCCACAGCGAGGGCTCTGTTTCACTGGCTGAAGTGTTAGACCATTTTGGTGTTACTGAGGCGACGACTTCGAGCAAAGCCGTCGCTTAGATAGAAAAAAGGCGACCTAAGGGCCGCCCAGTTCCTCCCGACACGCACCACCACAGCGCTGTCGGGTCGCGATAAAGACAGGCGGGCACACCACATGCAAACCGTCGATCTTTACCGCGTTTTCCAAGGCTCGGAAGCCTTGGTGTTGCTGCCTTTTCCACCACAGATTGGGCAGCTGTTGCGCCAGAGGTGAGCAACGGATTGTTCGCCTCGGCACGGTGCCGGTATCGGTCTTGCGGACCTAGCCGGCGTTTGGGCCCTTTCAAGCCACGCGGCAAATGTATCACCACTGCATGCCGCGCGGCACTGGCAACTTATTAGGATTAATGCCATGAGCCGAATTGCTCTCAACAGCTCTGACCGGGCTAAGCGGGAAGTCCTGCCGCTTGATCTCGCGCTTTACCACGCTGCCCGGGACTATCCCGGCGGTGCTGCCGCCATTGCCGCCACCACCGGCCGTAATGCGACCACCCTGCAGCACAAGCTCTCTCCAACCCACCCCAGCCATAGCGTCAACATCCAAGAGTTCGGCGAAATCCTGGAGCTGACCAAGGATCGCCGCATTCTCGATGCGGTGCACGCGTTGGTGGGCGACACGATCTGGCAGGAACTGGCTGAGGCCTACACCCAAGACATGCCTGAGACGCTGACTTCCGGCATTGCTTCTTTTTTTCGCCAGGTTGCTGATCTGTCCGAGACTTGGGCTAAGCACATCGGTGACGGCAAGGTCGATGACCGTGAGCTGGCTGAGATTCGCCAGCTGGTTTTCCGCGGTATCCAAGGGCTGTTGGGCATGTACAACCGCGCCAGCTACGTCAACCAGACCACTCGGGGGGCTGAACGTGGCTGATATCGCTGATTTTGCTAATGACCTGGTCCAGGAGCGTATCGATCAAGCGCTGGCTGCGCGTAATGCCAGCAAGTCGGTGACTGCCCTTTACTCCTCTCTGTTCTGCGATGAGTGCGATTCGCCCATCCCTGAAGCGCGGCGCCTGGCATTGCCTGGGTGCATCTGCTGCGTTTCGTGCCAACACATCAACGAACTGCGGGAGGCGCGTCATGCTCGATGAAGTGTTGGGTCAATTTGCTGATTACGGCCTGGAGCCCGCGCAACCGCTGGTGTTCGGTAAGCTCACTCGCTGTAAGACCACCCAGGACCAGGGCAAGGAAAAGAATGGTTGGTACGTGGTGCATGAGCATCGCACCGAGAAGGGCGAAACCCTGATTTTCGGTAGCTTTGGCGACTGGCGCTCGGGCGAGACGCAGAAAATTAAGGTCAAGGCCGGTCGCATGAGCGCTGAGGAGCGCGAGGTGATGCGCGCTCGACAGGAGGAGGCCAAGCGCCGTGCTGCCGAGGTGGCTGCCAATTCAGCGCGTCGAGCGGCGAACCGTGCGGCCTCGCTGTTCAAACGCATGCCCGAAAAGGGCCGCAGCACTTACCTGGATCGAAAGCAGATCGTCGGGTTCGGCGTTCGTTATGCACCGCGCTCCGGCGCGTTTTTGGTGCCTATGAGCAACGTGCGTGACCAGATTGTTGGCCTGCAGGTGATCTTCCCCGAGAAGCAGCCAGACACCGGGCGAGACAAGTCCTACTGGCCCTATGGAATGTCGAAGGAGGGCGCCTTTCATCTGATCGGGCCGCACCCTGAACCGGGCGAAGCCATCTTGGTGTGTGAGGGCTACGCCACCGGCGCCAGCCTGCACATGGCGACCTCGCTAACGGTCGCCATTGCTTTTGATGCTGGCAACCTGATGCTGGTTTCTAAGGCGATGCGTGAGCGTTTTCCGGGCCGCCCGATCATTGTGTGCCGGGATGATGACTGGAAGACAAAACGCCCGAATGGCGAACCTTGGAACCCGGGTAAGGAGCGTGCGGAAAACGCGGCGACCGTCGTGGGTGGCCAGGTGGTCGGGCCGAACTTCGCTAGTGAGCGAGAGGACAAGTGGACCGACTTCAACGACCTGCACTGTGCTGAAGGCTTGGACGCGGTCCGTCGCCAGGTACTCGCGGTGGTCAAGCCTTCAGCAGCTGGTGGCTGGAAGGATCTGTTGGCCCGGAGCGAAAGCGGCATGCTGATTGCGCACATGCAGAACGTCGAGCTGATCCTCAGTAATGACGAGCGCTGGGCCGGGGTGATTGGCTTCAGCTCGTTCAGTTCGAAGATCGTCAAACTGCGAGTCCCGCCCTATGGTGGTGTGACCGGTGATTGGGCGGACATCGACGACATGCTGGTGATGAAGTGGCTCGCGCAGCAGTACAACCTGCGGGTCAAGGCCAGTCACGTCATCGAGGCCGTCAGCGTCGTAGCCTACGACAGCGCGTTTCATCCCGTACGCAACTACCTTCACGGCTTGGAGTGGGACCGTGTGCCACGGCTCAGTTCCTGGCTGACCGACATCATGGGTGTGGAACCCACTGACTACAGCTCAAAGGTGGGCAAACGATGGTTGATCTCAGCTGTGGGCCGGGTCATGTCGCCCGGCTGCAAGGCCGACTCCGTGATGATCCTAGAGGGTGCCCAGGGCGCCGGTAAGTCCACCGCGATGAGCATTCTCGGTGGGGAGTGGTTCATGGATACGCCGTTTACCCTGGGTGACAAGGACGCGTTCCAGGCGATCCGGGGTAAGTGGATTATCGAACTGGGTGAGCTGGACAGCTTCAACAAGGCCGAGTCGACCAAGGCTAAACAGTTCTTCTCGGCCTCGATTGATACCTACCGCGAGAGCTACGGCCGCAGAACGATGGACGTGCCACGCCAGTGTGTTTTCGTGGGTACGACCAACCAGGACGAATACCTGAAGGACGCCACGGGCAACCGGCGGTACTGGCCGGTGGCGTGTACCAAGGTCGAGCTGGAGCAGTTGCGTCAGGTACGTGACCAGCTCTGGGCTGAGGCGATGTTCTGCTACTTGGCGGGTGATATCTGGTGGGTTGTTCGTGATGAAGCGCCCCTGTTCGCCGAAGCTCAGGAGGAGCGCTTTGTGGTGGATGAATGGGAGGGCCCGATCCTCACCTGGCTGGAGGAGTCGCAGATCGGCGAAACCGCCACCGGCAGCGAGATCCTCACCGGCGCCTTGAAGCTGGACTACGGGCACTGGGGCAAGCCTGAGCAGATGCGTGTCGGCGCGATCATGCATCGCCTGGGGTGGCGCAAACGGCGGCTGCCTGCGCTTACCAAGAGCGGGGTTCGACCCTGGGCCTACAAGAAGCCTGAGACGTGGGGCCGGCATTCGGCGCTGGTGGTTGAGAAGATCGAGGAGCCTTGTTTTGATTAAGGAGATCGATGCGCTGTTGCGGCTTTGGGCTCATGAGCTGCACAGCGATCTATCCAGCGGTGGGCTCGCCGGCGGCAACATGGTAGCGATGATGATGGAGAGCAACGGGCAGCTCAGTCGCGGCAGGCGTGCAAGCAAGGCGCCGCTGGAGGGGTCGCTGGACATGGAACTGATCGTGACCAAGCACCTGGATGCCGAGCTGGCGTTGGTCGTGCGCGAGCACTACTGCAACCACGACGCCAACATGGCACTTCGTTATGCCCATTGCGGCTGCGGCCGCGACACCTACTACCAGCGTCTGCATGACGCTCACCTGTGCATTAGTGCGTTGCTGATGGGGAAGGCTGCTTGATCCTTGCCCTAGCTCCGTTCCTTGCTGTCCTACTGTCCCGCCTTGTTCAACTGCAAATCGGTGCAGTTGGACAAGCGCGGGCCACGTCTTTTGTGGCCTGCCCTACTGTCCTACCTTCCTGCACGTCACACACATGTGTGAGCGCAGCGGGCGTACATACGCGCCATGTGCGCGCACGCGTGCTTTTAGCTTTCTCTCTTTACACGAGGAAGGATAAGTAAAGGTAGGACAGTGAGGCAGAGCCTTTAATCTTGGGGCCTGTAGCTGTCCTACCTGACTCAAGCTAGGTGGGACAGGTAAGACAGCGCCAAAGGCGCTGGTAGCCGAAATAAAGATATTCGCCGACATTGCCTAGACGTTCACCAGACATTCACCGGGTGGCATTAAAACAGGCTTGCTGCCACCGGAATCGACCTGTAAAAAGTAGTCATCTTCGATAGGTGCGACCGCATAGAGCGGCAGGCACCCACACACCAAACCCGGCCCTTGCGCCGGGTTTTTGCGTTTAAGGGGCAGTGAATGACGAACGAGCAGCAAGCGCTAGTTGAGATGCCGATCTGGATGGTGGTTCTGCTGTCCCTGGTCGGCGGGGTGTCCGGCGAGATGTGGCGAGCGGACAAGGCGGGGGTGCATGGCTGGTCGTTGATCCGCCGCCTTGCCCTGCGGTCTGGTGCCTGCGTGGTCTGCGGGGTGTCGAGCATGATGCTGTTGTACGCCGCGGGCATGTCGATCTGGGCCGCCGGGGCCTTGGGTTGCCTGACCGCGATGGCCGGTGCCGATGTGGCCATTGGTTTGTACGAACGTTGGGCCGCTAAGCGGCTGGGTGTGTGCGAAGTACCCCCAGCCAACGGCGAATAGAGCGACGCGCCGATCTGGTGCGCCGAAAATCACCGGGGGACCCTGGCGATTTTCGGAGGACACGGG